GCGCAGTTGCTTTACACGCAATTGGTCGGGGGTTCGAATCCCTCTTCACCCATCCTTAAAATAGGTCTATGAAAAATGATTATCGTAAGATGCAAAGTATGTAATACAGAAATAGTAAGTAACACGAAAACTCAGGTATGTGGGTGTCAAAATATGATGACAGTCAAAGAAGATAAAGTATCAGCAGTTGACTTAAATGAGGTTGTTATGTTAAACTATACAAAGCAAAAGGTTGGTGATCAACTTTCTGCTTCTGATCTTGCTTATCAGGAGGCAAGGCGACAACGTAAAGTTCGTCGTATTGATTTCGAAGAGCGATAAGGAAGAGTGGTCGAGTGGTTTATGGCTCCAGTCTTGAAAACTGGCGAGGGTGCAAGTCCTCCGGAGGTTCGAATCCTCTCTCTTCCGTTACAACTAAATATCTACAAGTAATTAAATTATATGACACTATTCTATCTGCTTGTTTTAATCGTTATTGTATTATTGCTTGATGGAGGATATAATGCTACTATGAGATTAATTGCTTTTATTGACCTTAATACCCGGTATGCCTTTTTAAACTTTAGACTGTGGATGTTCAAGAAAAAGATTGAAAGGGAACTGGAAAAGGATAGGAAGGAATTTAAATCTCAACAGGAGAAAAATCATGTCTGATAAAGAATTTTCTGATTTTAAATTGGAAAGAAAGCAATGTGAGAAGTGTGAAGCGGTGTGGTTAAATGGAAAACATGTATGGGCAACTGGTGCTTCAAGCGAAAATTCTGAAGAAGATCTTGCAGGATTGGTTTGCAATAAGTTGGGTGATCATAGATGTATTAATCCTAAGAGGGGATCAGATACTGGAGATACCTGGGAGAAAAGGGCAGGTTTTATCGAGGGAATGATAAAGGGCAGGCAAGATGCTTTTGTTCAATTGAAAAAAGATATTGATTTGTGATGGAAAACAATAAAGAAAAAAGAGATCCTTTACTAGAGGAACTTCAAGAGAGGATTGAGGAGGGTCCAATCCTCTTCACTCCTGATGAGGAGTGGATTGATCTTTTAAATGAAGAGGATCTAAAAGAAATAGAAGAGAATGAGAAGCTTGACCAATCTTGATTTTTGATTTATACTGATTTCATCGGGATGTAGCTCAGTTTGGTAGAGCACTCGCTTTGGGAGCGAGTGGCCGTAGGTTCGAATCCTATCATCCCGATTTTTTATTAACTTTTTCTAATGGAAGAAAACATTGAGTTCTACACAGTAGAATATTGGCAGCAAAATTGGGATGAACTCATGCAAAGAGTTGAAAATGGAGAAGTTCTTGGTATAATAGGTGAAGATGGAAACAAAGCAGTTATGGTCCCTGCAGATCACTTTGATATGATCAAGATGTATACCGACCACAACGAAGCATCGTGATTTTCTGGGGGTCTAGCAATCTGGTGAATGCACCGAACTCATAATTCGGCTAAGGCGAGTTCGATCCTCGCGACCCCCATTGACAGTAAATCTGTCATCCTTTATAATAGTAAAGTCAACATTCATTTAAAATGACACTGGTAGAAAAGTTCAAGAAAGATGTAAACCTCCTCCGAGAGGTAGCAAATGGAGAAGTTCACCTTGGTGTAAAGAATCCAAAACTTTACAAGAAAGTTATGAAATACTATCAATCAGAAGGAGTAGTTTTCTCTGGGGATCCAGAAGATGATTATGAAATGCTGATTGATTACATTTACGAAGATCTTCAAGCAGTTGGAGCATATTGAATGGAACTTATCAAAAAACCCACCATTCTCCTTGAGCGTTTCCCTTATCGTTATATTCAAGTTGGCACCTTGGAAATTAATGGAAAACCAGATTGTCGTATCCAGAAAGTAGACTCTTACACTGGACGTTACAAAGACATGTATCTTTGTGATAATGAAATGCAGTTGATGACTGCCATGGAAGATCACGATTACACCTGTTGGTTAGACCCTGATGGTGTTCCATGCTATGTAACTGATGATGTAGTTACTGCTCGCGGTCGCGGAGTGACCTGAAACCTGCCCTGGTGGAGTCAAGTACCCTTTTATAAATAACAAAGAATTATGAAACTCAAAATGGACAGCAAAAAAACTGAAATCAAACTTCAACCCAAACCTGAAGTTAAGGTTGATACCACAAGTGAGATTGATACTCTGAATGGTGAAATTCAAAGACTTTCTCGAAAGGTAAAAACTCTTGAAACAAAAGTAAAATCACTTGAATCTGCAAAGTCTACTTCCTCTGGTGGAACCTCAGATCTGGAGGCAAGAGTTGATAGAATTGTAGAACTCCTTCAAAAAAATCTATCAGGTTCTAAAAATCTTTGAACATATGGAGAGAGAAATCTCTCCTTTTATTTTATCTTTTATTGTACAATGAAAACAGTACTATTTGCTGGATATCCAAAATCAGGTAATACTTTAATCGGACACTCTTTCCTTTATGCTGGGAAAGAGGCAGATCCTACTTGGGATTATTGTGATAGGTCTCATAAGTGTGATTCCAATTCTCCTTCAAAATTTTATGATGTCTATCAAATGAAAAGTGTACCTCCTTCAAATCCACTGTTTGAGGGAAGTAGAGTTTGTGTTAAATCTCATCAATATAATTTGTATTCGGAAAATCTTAGTACCTCATATTTTGGTGGGGTGAGTGAGGTCATAACAATTGTTAGAAATCCTTTTGATACTCTTCTTAGTGGATTGAACTACTTTAGGGTTCAGTGGGCAGAGTATGGTGGATTACCTCAAGTATCCGCTATAGCACTTAATAGATTGATGCCAGAGTATAATTATACTAAGGGTAATTTTTTGGAGGATATGAAAATCGATACATTAAGGGATAAAATTTGTCTTGATGATGTATTATATCGGTTTGCATCTAGCGGCACAGTATTCTATAACTTCTATGTAACTTCTGGTCCTTGGTGTAGTTTTGCTCAGAGTTATGATTCTGCAGATGTTCCTGTTCTGAGTATTAAGTATGAAGATTTGGTTAACAATCAAGAGTCAACTTCAAACATAATTTCTGATTTCTTACAAGTAGATCGTGGGCATGTTCTAGCAGGATTTAAAAAGCAATCAGAGTTTGCTAAAGCTAAAAAGAAGAGTGGTGATAATTTTTACTCGAAGATGAAAACTGGATACTGGAAGAACTACTTTTCTAAAAAGGCATGTAGGGACTTTGTTGATATGTATCATCGACCAATGACGGAAATGGGTTATTGTGATA